GTTTACCACTTTTGGTTCTCCATTTTTGTTTTGTCCAAGACTTTAGTGATCTTTGTCTTTTAGATAAAGCCATTATTTTCCAACTTTTTTTTGTGCCTTTTTATGACTTGCTGTAAAAGACATTCCTGCTTTCATGTCTTTTCTCATCATTGCCATATGTTTTTTGCTATGATGTTTACTATGCTTTGCAAGTGCATTCTTTTGTCTAGTAGTTAGTGATTTTTTCATCTATAACCTCCACCTTTGGCTTTATACTGCTTTGCTAACATCTGTGCTTTTCTGGCTGACCATTGTCCAGGTCTACCACCCTTGCCGCCAGCCTTTATTCTTTGAAACAACTGCTTTCTCATTGTTGGTTTTGTGTAGTTACCTGATTTATTTACAGTAGATTTCTTTTTCATAGCCATAATTTTACTTTCACATATGTTATTTTGTCAATTGCTTTTGTCTTCAACAAGACCACAAGCTGGACATTTGTACACATCTTTCAATTCTGTTTTATTCATTTTAATCTTACATCGTATGCAAATCATTTTTTTGTATCCGTCTTTTTCATTTTATCATAGCTTCTCATTCCACCAATTCCGAGCATACCAAACATTAAAGGCATCATAACTGACATATCTGCTTGTGGAATAATTATACCAAAGCCTGCACAAATTGGCGCTACCATGTAATTTATACCGAGGCTTAGTCCTGAAATCCATCCAATCAAGGGTCGCCACGAGCTTTGAAACCAGTTACCTTTGGCATCTTCTTTTAATACATCGATTTGAGCGAGTGCCAATTCTTGAGCGTGTTTTTCAGACATGGTGGCTATATCGTGGGCCAGTTTTGCCTTCTGATCTGCATCTGGTATAAACTTATCTAACAATCCAGTAACTGGACCTATCAATGCTTGTAACATTATTTTACTCCATTCTTTGCCATGTAAGCTGTGCTACCCATGTAAAACCCTACAATAGAACTCCCACTAATATAAAATAAATTAGATAAATCAGTTAAAGCATTTACTCTATCAATAGGTATAAAAAACATAGCGGCCGTAAAAACACCCATACCTATCAAGGTATATCTTGCCATCCTTAATTGTGCTAAATTTTTTCTTAGTTTTGTTTCTGTTTCTTGTATTTCTTTTGCATGAGATATTTCCTCATCACTTATTTCTCCGTCATTATTAAGATCCCACGCAGAAAACTTAGTTTTTTTCTGGAATTTTTTTTGTGCCATTAGTAAACCTTTATTTTTTTTGTATTAACATAAGGAACTACCTTACAAATACATTCATATTTTTTTATTCCTTCTTCAGATTCCATGGTTTGACCACTTAATCTTTCAGAATAATATAGACAATCATTTACATTTTTAAAGTAAATACTGCCAGTGTTTACAGCGCCAAGTAAACAAGAAAGCATAAAACAAGTCATATTATCCCTTTCTTTTTAGCTATTATAACCAAAACAGTAATCACACCACAAAATGCAGCGGTCAATAAAATACCTAGTATAATTTTTAAAATAAGCTCTTTAAATTGCTCTCTTTTTTTTTCTGCATCTTTCTGTGCTTGTATTTTTTTCTTTCTTACATCAGCGCAATAAGCAATGTAATCATTATAAAGGTTTACACGGCCATAAAGTTGCATAATTTCTCGCAACTCATTTTGTTTTGTGCGAATTTGTTCTAAGGCCATGAACTCTTCTAGTTCATTATCTTCTTTACCTAAAAATCTTGTCCACAAACTATTTCTTTTTCGTTCAACTTCTTGTCTTAATCTGTCTTCTGCTCCAACAAAAGTTCCGATCTGCTGCAAACAAGATGCTAAATCCTTACCATTCATTACAGTTTGTTTTATAATTCCAAAGGCTGAATTGGCAATTGCTAATACTTCAAGCATAGCATCACCTCAATAATAGACCTGCCATCATAACAATCATAGTACCAGCAGTACCAATCATAATGGCTTCAATGCGTTTAATCCTTAGAATCGTTTCTTTCCAACGTTCAGCGCACACCGCCTCATGTGTATCTATTTGTGATTTTACTTCTGTGACTGATATTTTAGGCATATATTTTTTTAACCCCTTAGATTTTTAAGCAGTGTAGTAAATTCTAATATAATCGTTATCAGCACCATAGTCATAACCATA